AAAACCCATTATGCATTCATAAAAGCTTTTAATCTTTTGACCATTTAATCGTGTCAAAATATCGTCATTACTTGAAAGCATATCATCAAGTATCGACCACGCTTTTGCTTTCATAGTGTGATATGTTGAAACCTTGACGCTCTCAATATGTTCTCCATCAAGGTAAGCTTTAATCAATGCATCCGCGTTAGCTATATTCCTATCCCATTTATTATTGGGACTAAGCGCGGATATGACACCAACCACTGTTGAAAGTTTTATATCATATTTTAAAGATATTTCTTTTGCTTGATATTGCGCGTCACTATACCATTTTACACCATTATAAACTTCTTTTGGTGTTGCAAGCTTCCAAATCATTGCTATATTATTATTCATTTTGTTCCTCTTTCTACTAAATTAATTCTACTACTAGCACTCATATTGAATGCTAATACTAAAGTTAATTATTCAAATAGCTATTCATTCTATTTTCAAAATCTTGTTTCATATATTTGATTGCTATATTCCAATCTTTATTATCAGCTAATGCAATAACTGTGAAACAATCAAATTCAACAGCGTCAAAATTATAAACTGATATAAGCGTACCACCATGCCATTTATAAGAATAACCGCTATCATTATCAAATTTTATTTCTGTATCAAACATTTTTTTTATACCTTACTTTTTATTGAGAATGAATAATTCATAATTGCGTTTTTACGAAATGGAACAAATAGAAAGAACATGAAATGTTTTGTTTGTGTCTCTCTAACTTTGCACGTTTCAAATTTTAATCTCATAGCTAAATCCCTAAATAATTACTAATACATTTTCTATAATTTATATTTATACAAAAGACAATACATTTATTAAGAAAATATAAATTTGTTTATACTATATAATAGCAATAAAAAAGTATTAGCATTTGTATTGAAAATTAACCGCTGACAGCCTCTAGGTTTGTTTGTGTGGTTTAGCCTATGAGAATAGCCTAGAGGCTGTCAGTGGCGTGTTCACTTTTGTTCCAACTAAATGGTTTAATATTAAACTATATTACTTGATGATAATGGTTTAACGTTGAACTATATATTTAGATAAATGGTTTAATAGTGAATGATATTTATGGGGTATGGTAAAAATGCAACACATTATGGGGTAGTGTTATTTATGCATCAATGTTACTAAAACGACACAGTGTTGCAAATATGTCGCAAAAATACGCCTAAAACACCATTTATTGAAGCTGTATCAGTGCTTTTATGTAATGATTACAGTAACTTAGAGGTGTTTTGACCCTAGAAATATCTATTATTATTATTTTTAGAGGGGTAGGCGTGGGACATGGGGGGGTTGGGGGGTACGTATATATGTATAAACACACAGAAGTGAATTTTGAGTTAGGTCCCCTCATATACGCAGCCATACAAAAGTACAACATTCTAGAAAAAACTTACAACATAATGCATTTTAGGGGTTGACTAGGGTGTTTTTATGAGTATAACTGCGGAGCAGGAGCAGTATAGTTACACTTAAGTGTTTTAACTCTTAATAAAGTAATATATATAATAAAGTTTAAGTAGGATAAAGTTTTTACTTGTAAGTGTTACTGTGTTGCTGTATACTAATACGTATGTAACACACATAAAAGTAACAAACATAAGTGTTACACTACTGTACGTGGCGTATATTGTGTGTATTTCCTCCTCATGTCTCCTCCCTCCTGCATGTAATTGCGTCACGTACCTCTTTCCTTAGAAAAAAGTATTGACAATGCGTAACAAAAGAATACAACTATATGCATCAGAGAATGTTATAGAAGAGTTTTATGATGCTATAGCAGATAATGACGTAAGAAAACTACAGCGTGTACACATTCCTAAGTCTGATGTATTCTATGTAAGAACAGCTATAGAAGCAGACACTGGAGTGAGATACACTCTAGACCATGTAGAGAGAGCTATGTACCTTGAGGGTCACCTCACTAGATACGAAGTATTAGATCCTGATAGAGAACGTGACAATGTGGGTTAAGCTAATCCTATTTGTGCTACTAGCAGGTTGTACCACTATAACCTATACAGCATCCTGTCGTGTCGATGATGACGTATGCCAGAGAAACCAAAATGCTCAGACACTTGCTATTATCGGACAGGAAGACGCGGCTCTACAGCTACTATGTGAAGATAGTAGTATTCGTAACAGTTTTAGGGACGAGTGTAGGAGCGAATGATGTTACAGGTGACTTCAGTAACAACTATCAGGATTCAAACGTAGATAGTAACAACACTGATGAGACTGTAACGAATAACTATAATGCTACTGGCGCTGGTTCAGCTGCCCCTGTAATGTCAGCTATAGCCCCTACTATGATGGGTGGCGGTGGTAACGACAGTTGCTTACTACCAAGTTCAACAGGGATACAGGTAAGCATACTAGGTTTATCTACTGGTACTATGACTCAGGATAAGTCTTGTAACCGTAGAAAGAATGCCAGGCTCTTAGGAGCACCACAGCAAGTAGGTGGATTAGGGCTACAGGTGAGTGCTATATCCATTTTGTGCCAAGACCCTGTAGTGTTTAGAAGTATGATGTTAGCGAATACGCCATGCCCTATCAACGATAGTAAGACAGGGAAGTTGCTAATGGGAAAAGCAGCGATAAATAAGTATAAAGAGAGTCCGACACTTTATATTGTTGGGTATGAGACAGACCAAGAATTTTGGAACACCCTGTTGAGGGTAGGAGAGGAAGATGAAGATGAAGAAACAGTTGAAGATGATGCTCCTAAGCTCAGCCTTAGTGAGCGTTTCCGCAGTAGCAAACGCAGAGTCACCAACACCACCCGAATACTCAATGACGGGACAGGAAAAGATTGATGCACTTATAGCTTCTATCAGTGATATACAAGATCGTATAACTGAATCTGCTGTTATGACTGTAGGTGCTGTAGGTTATGCGGCTATCGGTGGTGTTATTAATGATGATACCTTTGACGATGGGCTTATTACTTCATCTGAGTTGAATGCTTACTTAGACGCTAAAGAACTTGTACTAAACCATGACTACGCTATAGCTGAAACAGCTGAGCAGATGTTTATGCAGGAACATGCGGCTAACATGAATAGCTTAGATACAGCAGTGGATAACCTAGCTGCAGCAACAGCTATAGTTATGACAGCAGTTGAAGTAACCAGTATAGCAGCTGAAGCAGATACTAAGCCTGAGCAAGTTGAATTACAGGGTATGTTAGAAACAGATGCATACAGCCTTGACACAGCAGAAGTTAACGAGTATAATGAAGCTGTAGCCGCTGTAGAAACCTTCGCTCAACAGGCTGGTGCTTATATGGCAGCTGCAAACAATGATGATTTAACAGCTACTGTAGATAGCTATGCAGCAGCTAACAACTTTATGGTAGGTAGCTACACAGCAATTACATATACTCAGAACATAGATGAGTTTGTAATTACTTGGGGCGATTCAAGTTTTGGTACAGGTTTCCAAGGATACCTAACACCTGATATGAAGAACGCTTCTGAGATATACGCTGCAGGTGAATACATAAACGAATATGGAGCAATGCCAACACAATGAGTTTTAGTATAGGCGGTTACAATATTAAAGGATGGATGATGGCAGTAGCTGTCCCTGTCCTATCAACTATTTCGGGTGGTATATACTTTGGTTATGACACCCTTAACCGTTTCTATGGTGTAGAAGCTGGTGTAGGAGAATCATTAGACCGTATAGGTACACTAGATGGTAAGACAGGTGCTATGGATAAACGCATAACATCTGTAGAGACTGTAGCCCAGCGCAACCTTACTGAAGTAGATAATGAGTTAAGCAGTGAGATTATAACGTTAGACTCTTTAATCCTAACTAATGTACAGGAGCTAGAAGGTAAACTCATAGTTCGTATACAAACGTTAGAACAAGCTATAGCTGATAATGATGTAAGAGGTTTAAACCAGAAGCTTGCCCAGTTAACGACTAACATGCAGCAGATACTAGAACAACAGAAGCTACTACTAGACTTACGTAGTCAGGTAGATAAAGCTACAACTATAACAGATGGATTAGGTGATACTCTAGATACACTACAAACTGAAGTAGATGATATTTGGAAAGCCTATGATGAATTAGCGGATAACCCTTTATAAAGGTACTAAATAATGGCAACAACTAAAAATGTAGAACGGTTACCTAGTGGTAAGTTAAAGTATAGAGGTGAAACTTTTCCTGGATACAACAAACCTAAGCGTACACCCAGTGCATCTAAGAAGTCTGCTGTATTAGCTAAGAAGGGTGATGAGGTAAAGATAGTACGTTTTGGTGATCAAAACATGTCTATAAAAAAAGATAACCCAGAAAGACGCAAGAGCTTTCGTGCACGTCATAAATGTGATACAGCTACAGATAAGTTTACGGCACGTTACTGGTCTTGTAAAGCGTGGTAACAATGACAAAGAAAACACCTACACCTACAGACACGAAGTTATATAACCAGAAGAAAGCTCTGGCTAAGAAGAAGTTTAAAGTATGGCCCAGCGCATATGCGTCTGCTTGGCTTACTAAGGAGTATAAAAAAGCTGGGGGTAAATATAGTGGCACAACAAAAAACAAGGTCACGTAGTCAACACGTTCTTGTAGGGCGTAGAGGTTTTTCTAAAGGTGGTTTAGGTAAATGGTTCGGAGAGGAATGGACAGATGTTAAAACAGGTAAAAAATGCGGTAGGTCGGGTACTTCAGAAAGTGGTAGACCTTATCCTGCGTGTCGTCCCAAAAAAGTGGCGAGCAAAATAAGTAAGAAGGAAGCGGCTAAGAAGACAGGACCTGCTAAGGTTAAGTGGTCTACTACAGCCTCAGGGAGAAAAAGAACATGAAAAAGAAATGCCCTGTATGTAAAGGTAAAGGTTGCTCCCATTGTGGAGGCAAAGGATATCACACAAATATGAACAAAGGTGGAATTATGAACAAAGGTATGAAAGCTCTTAAGAAAGAAGCACCTGCTGTAGCTAAGAAAATGGGTTACATGCATGGAGGTGATGCTAAGAAGATGGGTATGAGTTATGGTGGCATGACTAAGAAACCTATGAAGATGAACAGAGGCGGTATGTGCGGTGCATCTAACCCAGCATCTAAGCCTATGAAAAGAGGTTAACTAGATGAAGGTTTATGAAAAATATAAATCTGCTCTAGCTAAGCATGGCTACACAGTAGATGTAGATGGTTGTGTCTGGGATGAACGAGGCAATCAAGCTGCTATAGAAGATAGGTTTGGAAATGCTTTTTGTAGCGATCCAAATGTCACAGATATTTGTAGGGCAGAACAGGCTGTTATGGACAAACCTAAACCCAAGCCCAAACCTAAAAAGAAAGCAGTAGAAGATGGCGTTAAACCAGAAGGGTAAGTCAGCACGTAGACGTTCTGTTTATGGTCATAACACTGGCACTACTAAAGAAGACGTATATACATGCCCTTCTAACTGTGTAGCAGAGGTTACATATATTCATATACATAATACTACTGGTAATACAGATATTGAGATTGAGTGGTATGTAGCAGCTGATACATATACGTCACATTTCCTAGAGGGTAAAAACTTAGGCGCTGGTCAGTTTGTAACATTCTCAGATATAGAACTTGTTTTGTCTGCTGGTGATAAGATACAAGTAACTCCAGCGACAGCTGCACATGTTGATACTATTATCACTGTCACAGAAACCTTTGTACCTGTAGGTTAACGGGTATGCGTAAACAGTGGTACTAAGTTACCACTAAATAAGTATAACTATCTCCGCACACAAACAAAGGAGATAGTGATGCTAAACTTTTTACAACGCGGCTTTAGGGCTGTACAAAGAACACAACAAGCAAGAGCAGATCTTTGGTTACTTAACAATATGAGTGACAGAGATTTACACGACATAGGCATTAGCCGTGGCGAGATAAGAGAGCATATATATGGCGAGAAATCTAACCGAAAAACAAAACAAGTTTCTTGAAGTATTATTCGACGAAGCTAATGGTGATGCTGTTACAGCTAAAAGGTTGGCAGGTTACGGGGACAACAGTAGCACTACAGCTATTGTTGAATCCCTAAAGGAGGAGATAGGCGAGAAGACTCGTACCTATTTTGCTCGTACTGCCCCTAAAGCTGCAGTTGCTATGGTAGGTGCTCTTTCTGATCCTACTGAGCTAGGCATAAAAGAAAAAATGGTTGCAGCAAAAGACTTGCTAGACCGCGCTGGACTTGGTAAAGTAGATAAAGTGGATGTCACATCAAGCGGTGGCATCTTTTATCTACCACCAAAAGAAGGCACAAACGAATAAGTATTCCAACAAGAGACCTAGGATTCTGGCAATTACCAAAACCATCCAAGGGCAACGAAAAAGAATGGCACACGATAGTACGTGTAACCTCAAAGATACCGTGGGGGTATGTCCTAGCTCCAGATAATGACAAGCTTTTATTGCCTGTTCATCTGGAGCTTGAAGCTTTAGAGCTTGCAAAGAGGCATCTTAAACAGTATAGTTATCGTGCAGTAGCACAATGGCTGAGCAAAGAAACTGGTCGTTATATATCACATATGGGACTAAAGAAGAGAATCGAAGTTGAGCAAAAACGTAGAAAAGCATCTGCTATTAAACGCAAGCTTGCCAAGTGGCTCGAAGAAACCATTACGGAAATCGAAAAGCTCGAAACCCAAGGGGTCGGGGCATACAGAGATTCAAGTAGAGGCAGTTGAACAAATAGATATCCCTAGGGAGACTGTTCCTGCTCAAGTAGTTTCTCCTGAGTATGATGAGGACTTAGCACAAGAGATAGTGTTCAAGCCTAACCCCGGCCCCCAAACTTCTTTCCTGAGTTCATCAGAGAGAGAAGTACTATATGGCGGCGCAGCTGGTGGAGGTAAATCATATGCTATGTTGGCTGACCCTCTACACGGACTAAATGATCCTAACTTCTCAGGACTACTTGTACGACACACTACAGAAGAACTAAGAGAACTAATACAGAAGAGCCAAGAACTATATCCACGTGCTATACCCGGTATCAAATGGTCTGAACGTAAATCACAGTGGACTTCACCTAGAGGTGGTAGACTCTGGATGTCGTACTTGGATAAAGATACAGACGTTACAAGATACCAAGGACAGGCTTTTAACTGGATAGGCTTTGACGAACTTACACAATGGTCTAGTCCTTACGCTTGGGACTACATGAGATCACGTTTACGTAGTTCAGCCCAGCACTTAGGTTTGTACATGAGAGCTACTACCAACCCAGGTGGCAGCGGTCATCAGTGGGTTAAGAAAATGTTTATTGATCCTGGACCATCTAACGAGCCTTTCTGGGCTACAAATGTTGAAACAGGAGATACTATTACATATCCTGATGGACACAGTAAAGCTGGACAGCCATTGTTCAAACGTAGGTTTATACCTGCATCACTATTTGATAACCCATATCTTGCTGAGGCAGGTGACTATGAAGCAATGCTACTGTCACTACCAGAGCACCAAAGAAAGCAACTCTTAGAAGGCAACTGGGATATTAATGATGGAGCCGCTTTCCCAGAGTTTGACAGAACCAAACATGTCATTGACGCTTTTGAAGTTCCCGAAAGCTGGGCTAAGTTTAGAGCTTGTGACTACGGCTACGGATCTTATACAGGAGTTATCTGGTTTGCTGTTGCACCAGACGAGCAACTCATTGTTTATAGAGAGTTATATTGTTCTAAGGTTACAGCTACAGATTTAGCGGATATGATTTTAGACTTAGAGAAACAAGATGGTGGTATGAGATACGGGGTGCTAGACTCTTCTTTGTGGCACAACCGTGGCGACACGGGACCATCACTAGCTGAGCAAATGATTATGAAGGGTTGTCGTTGGCGACCATCTGATCGCTCTAGGGGTTCGCGTGTCGCAGGTAAAAACGAAATACATAGGCGGTTACAAGTCGATGAGTTTACTGAGAAGCCTAGGTTAGTATTTATGAACAACTGCACTAACACTATAGCGCAGATACCAAGCATTCCTCTGGATAAAAGAAACCCAGAAGATGTAGACACTCACGCAGAGGATCACTTGTATGATGCTTTACGTTACGGTGTTATGACACGTCCACGCAGCAGCATTTGGGATTTCAACCCAGCAACACAACGCACAGGCTTTCAAGCTAGTGATACAACATTCGGGTATTAATAAATGGCAGAACAAGAAGAAATGTTTGAAACAGATGAAGTCGTAGCTGCAGAAGACAGTACGGATAGTATCTTTGAACAAAAAGATAGCGTAGTAGCTTTTGTACAAGAGCGATACAAACGAGCAGAGGATGCACGTTATGCTGATGAACAACGCTGGTTAAAAGCTTACCGAAACTATAGGGGCTTATACGGCAAGGATGTACAGTTTACCGACACTGAGAAGTCACGTGTATTTGTTAAGGTTACTAAGACTAAGACACTTGCTGCATATGGTCAGATTGTAGATGTACTATTTGGTAACAACAAGTTCCCACTATCTGTTAACCCTTCTGTATTACCTGATGGTGTAGCAGAAGCAGTACACGTTAATATAGATCCTAAAGCTCAAGCTGCAGGTGATGCACTAAAGCCTGTGACTGAAGATAAAGCTTCTGGTTCTTACCTTCTTAATGGTGATACTTCTCTAAAACCTGGTGAGACTCTTATGGACTTACAGGCACGTATGGGTGGTTTAAATAGTAAGTTAGAAGCTGTATCAGATAAGATTATTGAGGGCGACGGAACTACACCAGCTACCGTATCATTTCACCCAGCCATGATCTCAGCTAAGAAGATGGAAAAGAAAATCCATGACCAGCTGCAAGAATCAGGTGCATCTACACACCTACGCTCTATGGCGTTTGAGATGGCACTACTTGGCACAGGTGTTATGAAAGGTCCTTTCGCAGTAGATAAAGAATACCCTAACTGGAATGATGAAGGTGAGTATGATCCATTAGTCAAGACAGTACCTGAGTGTAGCCATGTATCTTCTTGGGACTTCTACCCAGACCCAGAAGCTAAGTCTATGAATGATGCAGAGTATACTGTTGAACGCCATAAGATGTCACGTACACAGCTACGCTCGTTAAGAAGTCGTCCTTACTTCATGTCTGACTCAGTTCAGATGGCAGTAGATAAAGGCGCTGACTATATACAGAAATACTGGGAAATGACTATGGAGGATGATGATACACAACCAACCTCTGAGCGTTGGGAAGTATTAGAGTTCTGGGGTTACGTAGATATTCAACTACTTGAAGAGCATGGG